GGAAATGAGAATGTTTAACATGACACTTGAGCAACACTTGGAAGAGATGGGTATCCGTCCCAAGTCAATCATCCGTGAGCTAGAGGAACTCCTTGATCCACGGCTGGAGTATCTGGCAAAGGGATACTTCAATGACCCCCGCAATGGAAATAATGAGGTGCCGTTCTAATGAGTATTACAGCATTTTACGTTCAACACGCTGGCTCTGACCTTATGGTCGTAAACAGTGCTAGGGTATCATTTGGTAAGCGTAGTGAGATGGAGGATGACCTTTGGGGGCCACCTAAGCTCAAAGAAGATGACGCTAGGTTGATCCGATACCTTGCCAAGCATAATCACATCAGCCCCTTTAACCACACATGGGTTACGTTCCAATGTCGTGCGCCCATGTTTGTAGCACGGCAACTCCAGAAACATGAGTATATGCCTTGGAATGAGATAAGCCGTAGGTACACAACTGAAAATATTGAGTTTTATACACCAGATGTATGGCGCGGTAAGTCTGAAGACAAGAAGCAAGGGTCTGATGGTGTCGTTGATGTGGGTGACTGGGGTGATGCTAACTGGGCATGTCTAAAAGCCTACAACGATCTGCTTGACATGGGAGTAGCCCCAGAGCAAGCCCGTATGGTACTGCCTCAGAGTATGTACACGGAGTGGTTCTGGAGCGGAACTGTAGGGGCCATAGCGAAGATGTGTAACCTACGCTGTAAGCCTGATACACAGGCGGAGACACGCATTGTAGCTGACCAGATCAGTGATAAGATGAAAGAGTTGTTCCCAGTTTCTTGGGCAGCATTATTGGAGGAGAAAGACCAATGAAACCTGACGTTACGCAAAAACAACAAGTACTTAACCACTTACAAAATAACCCTGATGGGTTCACCTCTTGGGAAGCAATCAGTCAATATGGTATTACCCGTTTAGCTGCTTATATTGGTTTCTTGAGGAATGATGGATATGGTATTAACTCGGTAACAGAAACCCGTAACGGAAAGGCAATTGCCAGATACTTCTTGGTTACAGGTGAACAGGAGAATGATGATGACTAAACGAGGAGTTGTGTCGTGATAAACAGTGAGTGGCGAAAGTTGATAGCAGAACAAGAAAACTTTAAGGAGAACGTAATGGCAGAACATACAGCAGACATCGTGAATGAACCCAAGCATTATGCACGGTGGAAGATCGAACCTATCACATACATCATGCAGAACGGCTTTGAGTTCTGGCGTGGGAATATCATCAAGTATGCCAGTCGTGCAGGGTACAAGCCCTACGAAGGAATGAGTAAGGCTCAGTGCGAGATCACAGACCTTGAGAAGGTCATTCGTTATGCACAGATGCGTATCAATCAACTTGAGGGAAAGGATAAGCTATGACTAAAGATGACATAAAGAAGATCGTGAGGACGTTAAAAAAGTGTCCAGACGTAAAAGCGGAGGAGGTTGCTTACCTTATCAGGCAACGTCAGATGTATTTAGAACAGGAGCCAGAGCATGAGTTTGCCTGATGATGAAATACTAAAGATGTGCAAGAGATTGGCTTACAAGTACAACCGAATTGATTTAAAAGATGACCTAATATCTGAAGGTGTACTAGCCATATACGAAAGGTTGGAGGTGAACCCAGATGAATACCCTGCAAGTCTGTACAGACGCGCACACAGAGCCATGCACGACTATATCAACAGGAGGTCTAGAGCGGTGCATATACCTAACTCAAGGACGGTAGAGAGCCTCTCAAAGGGCGTCGAGTATAAACATCAAAACTACTCTGAGAGGGGTAAAGAAGAACTGGCAAAAGCGTTGTCGGCTACATCTATGAGCATAGACGAAAACCTATCTTTGTCTGTAAAGGATTGCACTCAGTCTTATGAAAACCAGGAATATATTGAGAAAGCAATGGATAAGTTGGACGACATAGAAAGGGAGATCATACAAAAGAGATATTTTGAAGGGGTATCTCAGCCAGACTTAGCTGATTTCTATGGGGTAAGCCAACAGTCAGTCTCAAGAAGGGAGGCTGCGGCACTAACTAAAATGTCACGGCTGTAACAATTCGTGAAGTGTGGAATTTAGAAAAGGGTCTATATAAGTAAGTGTAACCCTCTTAAGTTACCTCTAGAGTTACTGCGCTTCGTCGTTGTCCATTACAGAGTTACTCTGGAGTTACTCTAGAGATAACTCTTATTATTACACCGACGACGACTATAACTCTAGATTAACTTTAGTATAAGGAAGATAATATGAGTGATAAAAGCAACTTGCCGTGTCCTTTTGTGTCGTGCGGTTCTTCAGATGCTTTTAGTTACAACAGCAATGGCTATGGAAAATGCCACTCCTGCAATAGTAACTACCCGTCAAGACAGAAGACGTTTGACTGGGCATCTGAGAAATACCCTACAGTACAAAACGAGGGGTACTCGTTCACCCCTAAGAAGATTGAGCCGCCAATTCAACAAGACCCCAGCAGTGGAAAATATGAGAGTATGCGAGGTATTGATGAGGGCGTCATGGCGGAATATGGCGTATTGACCTACCCCGACCGTCAGGAATACATATACCCCAGCGGGGGAATTAAAGTAAGGAAGTTACCAGAGAAGGGTTTCTACGCTAAAGATGGGTTTAAGTCCGATGAGTTATTTGGCATGAACCTTTTTACCGCAGGTTGCAGTAAGATTGTAACTGTCACAGAAGGTGAGCTAGACGCTTTGTCAGTTTTCCAGATTATACAGAACAAGTTCACTAACCCTGTTGTGTCGTTGCCGTCAGCTACTCCATCAAAGAAGCTGTGGGAGAACTGTGCAGAGTGGCTTAACACCTTTGAGAAGATCGTCCTCTCTGTAGACAACGACGAAGCTGGTAACAATTTAGCAGATAACATTGCCAAGTTGTTTCCTAACAAGGTCTACCGTGTTGACCACCGAGCTTACAAAGATGCCAATGAGTTCTTACAGGCTGGTAAAGCTGATGACTTCAAACAGGCTTGGTGGAACGCTCGTAAGTACACACCTGAGAATGTGATGAATAGCACACAGGATTTCTTGTCGTTGTATAAGGATACGCCTGAGCATCAGTATGTACCAACAGGTATCCAAGCGTTAGACGATAAGATACTTGGTCTCATGCAAGGTCACTTCACGGTAATCAAAGCACCCACGGGTATCGGCAAGACGGAGGTCATGCGTTACCTTGAGTACAACATGCTACAGAAGGGGATACCTATTGCTGCATGGCACTTAGAGGAAACTAAGCTGCGTTCTATCTTAGGTCTCGTGAGTTACGAGTGTAATGATAATCTGACACGCAGAGACTTGATTGAGGGTAAAGGTGCAGAGGAACAGGTGTTGGGGGCCATTGAAAGTCTCACTAAAGATGAGAACTTCTACCAGTTCTACCTAAGTGATGGTCAAGATGCTGACGATCTTATCGACCAGATACGTTACTTTGCTGTAGCCTGTGGCGTTAAGTTTGTTTTCTTTGAGCCTATCCAAGATGTCTTGGTTGGTACGTCTGAGGATAGTAAGGAACAGATGCTGGCTGATTTATCTGTTAGGTTGTCAAAGGTGTCTGCTGAGTTAAACGTGGGTATCGTAACTATCGCCCACACTAACGATGATGGTCAGATGAAATACTGTCGTATGATCGGACAACGTGCGTCCGTGATTGTTAACCTAAGTCGTGATAAAGATTCTGACGATCTACAAGAGCGTAACACAACGTATTTAACTGTTGAGAAGAACCGACCCTGTTCGGAAGAAGGTAACGCAGGAATGATGCGGTTTAACTCAGAGACGTTTACATTAACGGAGGTAATATAATGGAAAAGACACAGCCCCTTGAAGATAAGTTCCCTAGCTTTTTCCGTAAAAGTAAGGTTCCCGTTACATGGGAGCTACATTACGAAGACCCTGAACTGGGTTGCTACAGCTTGCTGGTTGATAGCCATTGTAAATACCTAGATTATGTTTCTGACTATAAGTCTGGTATCTTCGCAATTACAACCCACTACGAAGATAGTACATCGGAAACAACAGTAAGAGATTACTACGAATAAGGAAACACAAATGACAACAGTATTCGACATTGAAACAGACGGTCTATTAGATGAGTTGACCAAGATTCATGTCATGTCTTGGTCTAATGACATGGGTGAAGTTAAGCATACCCATGATTACGATGAGATGCGCTATGTATTACTCAACAGTGAAACTCTGGTAGGCCACAACATCATACGCTTTGACATCCCAGCGATAGAAAAGGTGTTAGGCATCGAGGTAAATGCTAGTTTGATCGACACTCTAGCGTTATCTTGGTATCTACACCATGACCGTATGAAGCATGGCCTTGAGGGCTACGGAGAGGACTATGGAGTACCCAAACCAGTTATCAAGGACTGGAACACCCTGACCCCACAAGAGTACGCTCACAGGTGTGACGAGGACGTTAAGATCAACAATCGTCTCTGGCGTGACTTAAGCATGAAGCTAGACAAACTGTACAAAGATGCGGAGGAAGATAAGGATCGTCTGATTGACTACCTTACATTCAAGCTAGACTGCGCTAAAGAGCAAGAGACCCTACAGTGGAAATTAGACGTAGGTAAAGCACAAGCCGCCTACGACGAGATCATGGCACTCAAAGAAGAGAAAGTTGAGCAACTAGCTGATGCTATGCCTAAGCGTATTCTCACCCGTATTGCTACAAGACCTAAACGGGATAAATACAAGAAAGACGGGAATTTGTCGTCAGATTGGGAGAAGTGGATTGACCTATGTTTGCAATATAGACAACCCGAGACGACCATAAAGTTTGTCGTTAAAACAGGCGAAGAACGGGGAAATCCTAACTCTAATGACCAAGTAAAAGACTGGTTAAATTCTCTTGGTTGGAACCCACGGACATATAAGTTTACAAGGAATAAGGTTACAGGTGATGAAAAACAAATTGCACAA